TGTCGAGATCGGTCGCAGCCTGGGCAGCATCAGCCGAGTCGACCTTAATGCCGAGTTCTGCAATGTTCATCGACTCACCTTGAATAAGTGCCCGTCTTCACGGGCTGTTGTCGCGGGCTTCGGCCATAACCGCGATGGCTTCCGATTCCATTACGCGGATGTCTTGGAACACGCGGGGGCGATCCTTTGCAGGGACGCCGACGAGTTTCATCACGTCGGGTAGGACGCCGTAGTCGAGGCCGGTCGCGCCGCATGCGCCTGTACGCCACTGAGTTCCCATCGAATCCATGACAAGGAACGCCCTCCAGTTGTCCGGCCAGACTTCGAAGGTTTCGTCGTAGTCATCGGGCGAGAATCCAAACAGCGCCATCTGTTCGGCTGAGCCATCGGATTCGTACAGCGCACGGGCAGCGGCGGTCAGTTTCCCAATCGAGCCTTACCGAAGGCTTCGCTGTACGCCTTCACCACGGCATCTGAAACACCGACACAGCTCTTCACCAAGGCAGTGATCGACTCGTCGTTGAGCTTGTCGCCAAAACCCCAAGACACGACCAGATCCTTGATCTGATCGACCCCCTGCTCAACCTCGGCTGCGGTGATATCCACAATGGTTGGTTTCGTGCCCTTGAAGCGTTCGCCAATGGCATCCGCTTTTTCCTTCCAAGAGTCGAACAGTTCAGCAAGTGCGGTGCGGTCGCGGTACTTGAACGTGAACGGCACCATGGCAGGCTTGTCGCCAACCTGCGGGATGGCCACATCGACGGTGAACGTCGGCTTTGGCGCAATCGAAAACTTTGCCATGTGGACCCCTTAGGCGTTGTAGCGAGTTGGGCGGGAGGCGAACGACAGAGTGATGGTCCGCGTCATGATGTTGTTGCGGCTCAGCGTCGGGGTCGCGGTGATCGACACGTACGCGTAGTAGTATATGGTCGCGCCGCCCGGAAGGTTTGCACGCACCAGGCGAGGCTCTTTGTCTTCGTCCGCCGCCTCGACAATCGCCACATACGCCTGGGCTGGATCGTCACCTACCGGCAGAGTCATGCTGCTGGCCGACTTGTTGGTAGGCAGCTGACGGTCATCGTCATCTTCAAGGAAGCCGTAGGTAAGGAACTGCTGCTCGCCGCCGTTGGCCGACGGCTCAGTGATTTGCGCGATCTGCGTCCATCCAGAAGCGGAGCGAACCTTGCCCGCGCCGGAGCCGGTCGGGTAGTTTTTCACGCTGGTGGTGTCCAGACCTTCAGCCGCGAACTCGCCGGTTTCCGAGTCGATGACGCGCGCCGGGCGGCCGTTCAGCTTCGCCCAGGCAGAATCGATCACGATCACGTCGCCATCGGCCAGACCATGGGCAGCAGCAGTCAGGACCGCGGGCTTGGCGTTGCTGATAGCAGTGAAGGGTTTCGCAAGGCTCAACGTGGCCGCGATCTCGAACGTGGTGCCGTTGGGAATCTTGACGCTCATGGGTTTTCCTCTTTGCAGAAATGACAAAACCCGCTCAATGGCGGGTCTTGGGTTTGCCCAACGGGCGGGTTAGTTCGAGTCAGCTCGGTACAGAAACGACACAGGCACGATGAAGGTTGTGTCGTCCGGAATTCCGGGACCAGGATCGACCGGAGTCATTGTCACCACCGTCAGCGCGCCCTTCGTATTGCGCTCGTACAGCGGGAACAAAGCGGCAATCTGGTCAGCCAGTGCGCCCGCCGCGCCGCGGTACTTGCCTGAAGGCGTCACGATGCTGACCTGAAACACGCCGGTATACAGCTTGTGGTCACCGCCGAGGGTGTTGCTCGTGGTGTCGGCCGGTAGCGTGAACGCCTTCAGATAGGTAGCGCCGTCGACGGGCGTATAAGCCTCGTTCTCGACGACGACCTTCAGCGGTACCGGCAAAGCCTTCGCCCAGGCGATCAGCTTGGCCTCATAGATCGAGGCGATGATGTTGTGGCTCATATCTGGTTGTTCCTGATGGCCTCCTGCACGATCTGCTGGAAGCGGGCCACGGTGATGCGGACCATGCCACCCGGGACCTGGGTCGAATGCCCAAACTCCAGCGGGATTGCATACGGCAAGTTATTGATGAGGTAGGCCGTCTGGCCGGCGGTGAAGTCGCTCACCGCCGAAACGAGTGCAGCAATCGTCTCCTGCCCGCCCGGATCAACCTCGTCGAAGGTGACATTCTCGATCACATCGATTGATAGATGCCAATTGGCCCGGAACCGCCCGCCAACGTAATCCTTGCCAGCGACCAGTCCGTTCACATTGAAGTTCTGGTCACGCTCGGTCTTAGTCAGCGGCTTGGCGTACTTCACGCCGCGCTTCAGATTGTCCGCTTTGGTGAAGTTGCTCGGCGAAAGCGAAGTGATGACGTTGCGAACTTCAACATGCTCGTCATAGGCGTCGGCCAGTGCCTTGTTGCCAGCCCGGTGCGCGACGTTCGCCGCCCAGATCTCAGGGTTGCCAACCGGAGACATCCGGATAACGCTGCTGCCGACCTCGATGATGATTTCGCGCAGACTGGCGTCGATGGCTTCAGTGGCCTGGGCTGCGAACTCTGCGAGGCTCAAAGCGAAGCTGCCGGACTGGCCGGCGCCGGCGCGGCTCACGATCGAACCTGCAATTCATACAGAATCGGCGTGCCGGCTGGATTGATCTCTTTCAGCGGAGGGACGATTGACCAGGTGCGCCCCTGAACGATGACCTTGTTCAGCAGATCAGGCGCCCAAGCCAACCCCTGCGCGGCGATCTTGAGCTTCTTGTCGCCCTGCTTGATGAGGCTGTTGTTCTGGAATTCTTGGCCGGTGAAGTCGAGCAGGATGCCTTGGGCGGTCAGCTCGGTAATGGTGTCAGACGGTGCGCTCCCGGTATCCGGGTCGTACTCTCCGACGGTAACTGCCCGGATGGTTACGGGCTGGCCGAACTCTGTGATCATGTCCAGCGCCATCACGGCCATTTCGTCATAAAAGGCCATGGGGGCTCCGTTTCAGCTATGCGCGGACGGCGAACAACCCCCGCCTCTGTAGGTAGTCAGCGAACTGCGTAGCGCTCGGCCGATCCGGCGCCGCCGGCAACAGTCGGCCGCTGGTGTTTGAAATCGTAGCGTACTCGCGGGTTACCGCACCCTCGACACGCTCGAGCGTCACAGCACCTTTGCGCTTGTCGATCGGGTCGATATCGTCGGTGTGGATCTCAGCAGCCAAGGCCATCTGTCCATACTGGATACGCGCAGGCAGGTAGTTGTCGGGCTTGATCTGGCAGTCAAGCTCAACACCTCGGCGCGGCCAGGCCAATGCCTGATCGCTGTCCATCTTGCGGCCTTTCCAGGTCATGCCGTCCATCACCAAGGCAGCCCGGCGAAGCAACGCTTCCTGCGAAATCTCGTCCGCAGGAATGGTCACGCCGAATTTCTCGGCATACATGGCCAAGTCCCCAGCGGTTGCGTAGCTTTCGGCATTTGGCTTGCCGGTGCCGTCCTCGATGATGAGTGTCATGGTTCAACTCGCTGGATTGTGTTTTGAATGATTGGTTGACGTATAGCCGTAGCCAGCAGTATTACGCCTTGGGCAGATCAGCGACGAGCTTTTCCAAGGAGTCTTTTGAGGCGTTCGCGCGGTAGGTCACGCCAGCGGCATCGAGCGTGGCCTTTAGGGCTTCGACTTCCTGACCTTCGCCCGCCTTTAGCGCTTGGAGTTCGCCGCGCAACTTCTCGTTGTCCGTAGCGAGGTCATCTCGCTTGCCCGCAAGCTCAGCTACCTGGACGCGAATGTGATCTAGTGCATCGTACAGTCGAATTGCTAGTTCGCCGGCTTCCGGTTTTTCAATCTCGCCGGCTTCCAATCCATCAACCAGCAGGCGGATTGCATCGCTCTCGGCCCGCAGTTTGCCCACCAACTCTTCCAGCTGGCCTTGATTGCTGCCGCCCACAACTCGCGGCCGCGTCACATCCTTCACTGATATTTCGACTCCGGCAGCCTTATAGGCATCAACCACATTTGGCCAGTCACCAACGACCAGAACACTGGTCACGTCAGCTTCTGGTTTGTCGAAATGTTCAGGGTTGCGATAACGCCTTCCCGGGTCAAACCCACTGAGCTGATTGCTGTATGTAAGTTCCATCGTGCTCTCCATGGCGGCCATTACTGGCCGCGCTGTGAATTGAAGTTAGCCTTCTTCGCCAGGAGGAGTGGTGGTCAGCTGAATCATCACCCCGGCGGTGACCTTGTTGCTACCGGCATGCTTGATCCAGTTGGCAGCAGAGCCGACAGCAGCCAAAGTCGGGTTGGAGCCGCCAGTGGTTGCCTTCCAGCTGTAACCCAACACGTCGATGTTCACGGTGCCTTCGGCACGGTAGCCGATGGCGAGGTTTTCCTCATCGTTCACTTCGTACGAGCGGAATCCCGGAGCCTGAGATTCGGTGATGGTCACGGCGTTCGGCAGCAGGCCGAAGATCACATCCGCCGGCGCGGTGTCGGTTACCAGGACCGGCTTGCCGAGCGTGCCTGGCAGGCCGCCATAGATCACGACACCCGCCTCTTCGTAGATCTTGTTGGTGATCGCTTCGTCGACAATGTCGAAGTAGGCGCTGGAGTGCATGACCCAGAGCGCGATACGACCGAACTTGTCGCCGAACTTGCGCATGCCACGAGTCAGCGTTTTCTTGCCGTCGGTTTCGATGTTGGCCGAAACCACCATGTCAGCGTTGGAGCCGATTGCTGCACGAAGACCAGCAGTGGCGTACTGGATGAAGCCTTCCAAGGTTGCATCGGCAACATCCGCGCCGACGATCTGGGAGAACTCTTCGACTGGACGACCGCGACGCTTGAACGCCTCTTCGGTGGTCTGGTAGGGGCCGTACTTCCAAGGAGCCTTGACGCCAACAGCTTCGCCGGCGCTGATTTTCTTGGCAGTAACTTTGGTTTCGGAGTTGACGTCGCGGTGTTCCAGCGAGCCGTTGAGCTTGTACAGAGCGCGCTTGCGGAAGTCGCCCTCGATCAGCTCGTTGTCGAGCACCATCGCACCGTTGGACGAGGCGTTGAACACATCGAGGTTGTCTTGGACGCGCTCCAAGTATGCGGTTTGCGCCTCATCGTTGTAGATGATCAGGTCGCTGTTAACAGTTGTAGCCATGGGTCAATCCCCTTATTTGGGCAATTGCAGATATGCGGTTTGGCCGTGCTTGCGCTGGAAATCGCGCTTCTGCTCGGAAGTCATTTCGGAGCGCTTGAATGCAGCCTTGCCGCCACCCCCGCCCGGGGCAAATGTTCCCGAAGCCCTTGGCCACAGGTGAGGTGCACTTTCGCGCAGAGATTCCGCCCATTCGAGCGGGGTCAGAGGGGTCTTGCCGTCTTTGCCGAGGATGGTCTGGCCGGATTCATCAGTGGCGACAGCTTCACCATCTTCATTCAGGGTGAACACGCCTTTGGCGCGAAGGATGATGTCGTCGGTTGCTTCCGGCAGTGCGCCGGCCTTCAGTGCTGCACTGCGTACCGAGTCACCCAGGACTTTGCCCTGGAACTTGGCAGCGAAGGACTCGGCCTTCTCGGCGCGCTCGCTGATGGTCTTCAACTGCTTGTCGTAGTCGCCACGCAGGCGCTCAGTACGGCGGTTGAAGACCTCGTCTACCTTGCCCTCAGTCAGCAACTTGGTTTCTTCATCTTGGCCCGCCCGGCTGAGCAAGCCTTTGACGGCATCAATGTCGATGCCTTCAAATTGGGTTTCGAATTGGGTCAGCTTGGTGGAGGTGTCCTTCAGCTTGCCCAGTAGCTCGGTATTCTTGGTTTTCAGACCGGTAACAGAGGCTTCAACGGCAGTCGCGATAGCGGCCTTGATTGCCGGGTCTTCCAGGTCGATTTCGGTTTCTTCTGCCACGTTGATGCACCCCTTGGGTTTGATTGGCCCGCCTCGCGGACAATAAAAAACCGCCCGAAGGCGGCTGATTGAATGTGTTCGGTTAAATTCCCGCCCGCTCAAAAGCCAGCGGTTCTAAGCCTTTCATCTGCACCAGAGTCAGTGGGGCGAAGTTTCGATCCAGTTGCAGCTCGGCGAAGCGCTCAACGCTCAACCCACCTTCTCGGAACAGCTTCGCCCGGACGGGACCGATTGCGACGTCCTGGAACGATGCAGGCTGTTTCTGGAGCCAGTGGTAGTAATCGAGATCGGCGCTGACCTGTTGTCCGCCATTGGCGCTCACGGAAGCCCGCGTAGCGCCTTTGGCGAACAGCTCGCTGAGCTTGGTCAGCAGAATGAAGGTTGTGCGGCAATTCGGATGAAATGGTGGCCGAGGCCCAGAATCAATCGGAAACTTGCGCTTATCCATCGAGCGACATTGCTGGCTGGTCTTGCTGTCCAGGGTGGCGACCATTTCTATTTCGGCCACGATATCCGCATTGGCCTTGGCTACCTCCATGCGTGCCTGTGACGACACATGTTGAATCGCGGTATGGACGACCGTGCTGGCGTTGCGGTTTGTGGTGGACAGGACGCCGTCCCTGTAGCCCGCCGCCTTGGTGCCGCGAATGTTGCGGATCACCTGGAAGTTCGTTTGCCCTTCGAAGAAGCCCTGCCGGATCGTGCCGGTGACGCGCTCGCGCTCGGCGCTGGTCCATCCCTTGATGAACGACTTCAGCAGCTTTCCGCCACCGGTGCCGCGCACACTGAGCGGATTCGTTAGCACCGCCGCCCTGATAGCAGACACCGTCGGCGCAACCACATCAAACGACACGCCGACCGGTGCCGACCTGGCCAAGCTCGTCGCCTCAAACTCAGCTTCGTAGTTGGCGATGTCGATCAGATCGAGGTTCAGTTGCACGCTGTAGCGGTCGAAGATACCCAGCAGCAGGCTGTCGACCTCCTTCAGCAGCGCTTCCAGGCGCTTGACGTTGTACTCGGTCAGGTCCGACTGGGTGAGCCGGTCGCGAATCGAGCGATCGATCTCCTTGAGGAAAGGCGCGAACTTGCCAACCTCCCCTGCCTTCAACTTTTCGAGGAGGACAGCGTGCCGAATCGTGGCGTCAAGGATTGCTTGGTTTGCCGCCATTTGGTGTTACCTCGTCATCCAGGCCCAGGCCGTCGCCCTGCTCTAGAAGTTCACCGTCGATCTGCTGGTCAGTGCGCTCCGGAGCAATCAAGCCCAGCTTGCGCAAATAGGCCCGCAGGTCAGCCTTCGCGAATCCGCCGTTCTGCCACAAACCAACCAATGCCGTGATCATTTGCGGATCAGCCGTCAGCTCGACGAACTCCTGATTGACCTGGTACGCAACCTTGTCAGTAATGCCCATGTAAAGGCCGCACCACATGATTGCCCGGGTGTAAGCCTCGCTGACGTTGGCCACGCAGCCGGCCAACACTGAGGTCGACGCTGATTGATCGCCGCGGGACTCGGTAGCCGTTTTGGCTGCCAGCGACGCGACGACCATGCGAGCGCCCAGTTCGATCATCATCTGGTTCTTGTCGGCCATCGCCTCCTTGACCAGCGTGTTGGGCAATGGCTGCGCGTACCCAAACTGGCCACCGGCGGGCAGCATCATCGGCGCCCGTGAACCGACATAAACGCCGTTCTTCTCCATCCAGTCGCGCCACTGCTCATCAAGACCCGAGATCCACGGCTGAGCCTGGCCACACCAGAAGACACTGTCTTCATAGTCGGCGCTGTTGCGGTAATGCCCCAGGTTGATCATCGCGATGTCGTATAGCGGCGATTCATCGATAGTTGGATCGTTGTTCTGTGCGCCGATGAACGTGAACGGGATCTCCTTGAGGCGCCCGGTAATGCCTTCCGGCGTGAATGTGTCCGTAACCTCAAGTGGGCCGCCACCTCTCGGACCGGATCGGCGCCAAACCCGACAAACAAAACCTTCAGCTTCAAGCGCAAGTTCGCGGAACTGCTCGACAGCTTTGAATCCGAAGCCGTCCTCGATCTCCAGCATCTCCCGCAACACGACCAGAGTCAGCACGTTGTGCCCGTTTACCATGCCGGTGCGCCAATTGATGATGTCCTCAGCGCAGTACGACAGGATCACCGAGTGACCACCAGCACCGCCATCTTGGTGGTAGTCGACGTATAGGCCGTGACGACCAGCCTCAAGCACCTTCTCCAGCGTGCCTTGCGAGTGCTGGTAGATGCTCACCCCGGAGCCGTTGGCGTTGTCCTGCAAGTACTCCAGCTTCTTCGGCGCGGTGAGCGTCGGGTCTTTGTGGAAGGCCAGGCCGAGCAGCCCATTGCGTGTGTGGCCAGTGGCGTTCTTGAACACCGCCCGTTCACGATAGGACTTGTTGCGATCGACGTTCTCCGACGACTTGTCGTGTGCGTTGATGTACGGCAACCGAGAAACAACCCGGTGCTGGCCGGCGCAGACATCGCGCACCGTTGCCCAGCGCTCCAGCGCTTCGACGTAGTCCGCCCGCTTGAAGGAAACGTCGTTGCTCATCGGGCGAATCCCATTTTGATTGCGGTGACCGGCTTGATAATCGGGTACTCGCGGTGAATGAAGTAACCGCCGCCATCGTTGGCGTGGTCGTTGCCTTGGCTTTTGTCCGGTTCACCGTTGGGCGCCCATATCTGCTGCTCAAGGCCGTCGGCGTATGTCGGACATGTGAACGGGTTGACCAGGTAACGCCGCTCGCCCTGTGCGTTGCAGAACATGGCGTTCATGGCGTTGATGCGGTCCTTCACTGGCGGGTTGGCCGCCGGAGCGATGACTGTGAAGCCCGCCTGCTTGAGCATGGCGATATCGGTGACGCTGGCGTTGACCGACTTGCGCGAATCACCCGAGGCGTCCGGGTAGATCCGAATCTCGCAAGTCTTCTTGTAGTCGTTGCCGGTGTGCTCCCAGTAGCGTTCCTTGATGCGGCGGATCATGTCTGGTGTGTCGTAGCCATCCATCAGCTCATCGACTGCGCGGGGCAGACCCTGCTCACGCTTGACGTGGGTGATCGCCGCCATCTTGCCGACGTTGAAGTCCATGCCGATGAATAGCGGCTCACCCGGCTGCACAGTGTCGAAACACTGATTCAGCTTGCGGTCGTACGTGTGGTAGATCGAGCCGGATGTCAGGTTGACGAACTGGCCGTTCAGGTAAGCGAGGATCAGCTGCGGCGGATACGACTCCATCAGCGATTCGATGTAGTCGCTTGGCAGGTTCAGTTCGTTGTCGAACGTGCTCGCCTGCACCAGGCCGTATATCTCATTCAGCTTCGGCTTATCGCGGAGCTGTTTCACGAACTGGAGGAAGACGAACTTGAACCCTTCCGGCGTCGTGGTTACGTCGACGCCATTCTTCAGCCCGGGCAGGTTGTAACGCATTCGGGCAATGATCTTTCGCCAGGCCTGCTGCGCCTTGATCGACGTCAGCACGTCCAACTCATCCACCAGGGCGTGGCCGATCTTGAAGCCGACGATGGTCTGCGGCTTCTCCATCGACCGGCAAATCACAGTGCCGCGATACTGCCTGCCGCTGTAAATGTGAACCTCATGGTTCGCCTGGTTGATCTTGGTCTTCAACCCCCAGTCATAGGCCACCTCTTCCACTGTCGGATAGAAGATGTCCCGGATCTGCGGGTAAGTCGGTGCGAAGTAACCAGCGTTGACGCCGGGCCACTCCATGAAGTGCTTGCACAGCGCCGAGCATCCCACCCAGGTCTTTCCTGAGCCGAACCCTGCAACGAATGCGCGGAATTTGTGAGGCAGTGTGAGGAAGTGAGCCTGCGGAACATTAAGGCTCGGCATTCGGCTTCCTCGCATCCACTACATCGACCTGGATTCGAGTCGGGATTGCTGGCTCGTCGTCAGGCTCTTCCTTGCGGTTACGGTTGACGTAGATGTCACCGACTTCCTTCGCGGCCTGCTCCAGCAACTGGGCAGTCAGCGACATATTCTTGGACTTCTCGGCCTTCTCAGCCATGCGGCCAAGCGTACGCAGCCGGAACGCCCTGTTAGCGATCGGGATCTCTGCCGTCTCTTCACGGAAACGCTTTCGAGTATCGTGAAACAGCGTCACCCACGTCGTCGCCAGATTGACGCCCGCACGCTTGGTCGGGTCGTGCGATTCACAGAGCTGCCGGGATAACTCGACGCCAAATTCCTGCTTGACGGCTTCTGCCACCTGCGACGGTGTGTCAAAGCACGCCAACG